GGCACGGTCGATGAGGATGCCGACGTCCGCGAGCGCCTGCTCGGGGACGTTGGCGACGTGGGCGGAGATCACCGTGAGCGGCACGGGCAGGCCGGGGATGTGGAAAACGCCCTGCGCCATGCCGCGGGTGAGGCCGAGCCGGTAGCCGGCGAAATGGGTGAGCTCGAGGCCGGGCCGCCACGCGATGGCGGTGCCGCCGGCGTCCATGCCCTGCCGGGGCGCCCATCCGAGGCGGATCTCCATGCCGAGGTCACGGGCGGCCTGCTCGGCCATGGATTTGTCCGTGAGCCAGCCGCGGCACTCCTGGAGACACAGGATGTCCGGTTTGAGCTCGTGGATGCGCTGGACCATGTACGGCCAGCGGCCTGCCGGTATGGCGTCGTACTGCTGGTTCCAGCTCAGGATCTTGAGCTGGGGTAGTTCCGGCATTCCCTCCCCTTCGGGACGGGGCGGCCGTGACGGCTGGGGACCTCCATGTAGGGGATCTGGGCGCGGGCGCCGGGCGTTACCACCGGCCGGGTTACGGTCTCGGCGGCCGCGGCCGCGGACCGGCCCGGAAACACAGCCGGCCCGCGGGCCGGGCAGATCATCCGTGCCCGTCGCGGCCGGTGACGAGCACGGTGTAGATCATGTAGTCGTGCTGGATCATGCCGGGGCCGTCTGAGAGCACCTCCGCGACCTGGGTGGCCAGGGCCGGGTCCCTGGACTCCCCTTCGAGCCGCTGCGGCGGTTCCGGCGGTTTGCACTGCCAGATCGGGTCTTTCTCGTGTTGGTCGCCCTGCCAGATCACCCGGCCGTCCCTGGTGAGGATCAGCCGGCTGACCACCTGGTCCAGCTCCTGGGCGGTGATCATGCCGGCCATCTCGTCGGGCGGGACGTACGACCAGGGGTGCCAGCGGGGGTTGGTGGCGCGTTCGGCGTGCCGGAGCAGCCTGCCGATGGTGCGCGCGTCAGCCCGCGCGTCGGCGTCGGCCGCGTCCTCCACCTGCTCGGCGGGGGTGGGGGCGACGGGCACGGCCGTGTAGGTGATGTCCCAGTGCGGCGCACCGATCCGGTGGCCCTCACCGACCGGGATGAAATTCACGGCGGTGATACCGGTGACCAGGTGCCGGACCCCGCCGAGTATGACGATGCGCCGCCCGGCCATCGCGTCGGCGATGCCGCGTGCCTGCGCGGCGCGCATGCTGCCGTACAGGCACATGGTGTCGGTGCGGTGGTCGCCGATCACGGTGCGGCCGGCGGCGGCCGCCACGGCGGCGTGGTCCACCTCTCCCGGCTGGGTGGGGGTGTCGAGCATGGCGGCGACCTCGGCGCGGGCGTCGCCGTTGGGGAACGCCCACCGGAGGGGGTCGGTGGGGTCGATGACCGCGCCGAGGTCGCGGGCGCGGCGGCGGGCGTCTGCGCGGGTGTGGGGGATGTCCAGCCACAGGCCGCGGGCGCGGACGCGGGCGCGGGCCTCTTCGGCTTGTGCGGCGCGGGCGGCGGCGCGGGCGGCGGCGAGGGCGCGCGCCTGCCGGGCCGAGGCGATCAGCTCCTCGGCGCGGCGCCGCTTGGCCAGGCCCACCCAGTAGGCGCCGCGGTCGTCGTCCCAGTGCGCGCCGATCCGGACGAGCTCTGAGCGCAGGTGCGGGTCCAGGGTGCTGATGTAGAACCGCTGCCCGTCCCGCCATGTGCGGGCGGGGTCCGGCGCGGGCTCGGCGGCATCCGCGGTGGTGGTCATGCCTGGTCTCCCTGGGGTACGGCGTGGCCGGCGGGGACGTGCAGGAGCGCCACGTCACGCAGGGGGATGTCCGGGGGGAAAATCCCGTGGAGCTGGTGCCCGCAGGTGCAGGACACGAACACCGACCTGCGGTCGGTGTGGCAAAGGCAGGGCACGGCGACGGCGCACACCGCGTGCCCGTCGTGCGCCCACATCTCGAGGGTGCGGCGCCTCCAGTCCAGTCCGCTACTCACAGTTGCTCCTCTCGCGCTGCTCAGGTTTGGCCGGGGTGGCTGCTCATCGGTTGATGGCGCGGTGGAGGCCGAGCCGCTCGGTGCTCACCGCGCCACCCCCTGGCGTGCGGCGGCGAGCCGATCGGCGGTGGCGTAGATGGTGTTCGCGTCCGGGTGGGCGAGCACCGCGGCGTGCAGGTCGCCGTACCGGCGTTCGGCCCGCTCGAGCCGCTCCAGGGCCGCGGCGAGCTCGCGGCGGAGCCGGGGCAGCTCGTCCCACGGCTGCTCACAGGTGCATTCCTCCGGGTTGTTCGCCCGTGCCGCGCACCCGGGGATGAGGATCGCGCCGCCGTGGCCGTCGTCCCACCAGTGGCACGTCCAGCCGATGTTCAGCCTGCACATCGGCCGGCCTCCGTGTCTCCCCCGGCCTGCTTGCGGCTGGGCAGCTTGGTGGCCCAGGCGTGCGCGAGTTTCGCGGTCCCCAGCCAGATCGGGATCAGGGCGAGCAGCGCCTCGGCGTTCCACTCCCAGTGGATCCAGGCGGCGATGGTGAGGCCGACGAAAACCCACCAGGGTCCCCACACGTAGCCGGTGCGGGGGTCGTCGTGGTCGATCTTGATTTCCAGTTCTGCGCCGTTCTTGCTGGGGCGGGCGTTGGCCATGGGTTCCTCCTCTCGGGTCGGTGGTCAGATGGCGTCGGCCAGGTCCAGGGCCTCGCTGATGGCCCGGTAGTGGCGGATCCGGGCGGGGTGGGTGTCATCGACGGGCAGGGGGTGCCGTCCGGGGCGGTTGGCCTCCTAGTCGAACAGCGCGTCTTGCACAGGCGCGGTGTCGTGGGGTGGTTCGGGTGTGGCCGGCGGCCGCTCGGCGGGTGCCGTAGTGGTGGTGAGGCGGAGTTTGGCGAGCTCGATGTAGGTGCCGTCCCGCTCGATCAGGACGGCGCGCATGCCCTCGTCGCGGGCGGCCTGGCCGGTGGTGCCGGTGCCGGCGAACGGGTCGCACACCACCCCGCCGGGCGGGGTGACGAGCCGCACCAGCCACCGTATGAGCGCGAGGGGTTTGACCGTGGGGTGGGTGGTGCCGTCGTCCAGGCGTGGCCGCTCGGAGGCGGGGGCTTTGGCCTGGTAGCGGAACGCCGGGAAAAATCTCCTGGCTCCGCCTACATCGGCGCCGCGGGCCGGGGTGCAGGATTCCTGCCCGGCGAACGCGCCGTAGGCGGTGCGGGTTTTGTCCGGGCGGCTGCGGGTCGGGTTCGGGCCGCTGTGCAGGGTGCCGGACTGGGCGTCCAGCTCGGCGGCCGGGCATCCCTCGGCGCACTGGCCGGGGGCGCACCGCTCGGAGTGGGTGATCACCAGGTTGGTCGGCCAGCGTCCGGTTTCGCTGGCGTGCCCGGCGGTATGCCGGAACCGCAGGACGCGGCCGCGGTTGTGCGCGTGACCACGGTCACCGGAGGCGTTGGCCCGGTAGGCGGCGGCGTCGGGCACGGGCAGGCGGCAGCCGTCGATGTTGATGCCGCCGGTGCCGTAGCGGAGCACGTTCGCGGCGACGGTCCCGGCGAGCGGCTTGCGCGCGACGATGATGGGCTCCCAGGCGGGCTTGAGCGCGGTCCCCCACCCCTGCCAGCGGGCCGCCTCCGCGCGGACGGGTGTGCCAGGGTTGACGACCTTCCACCCGGCACCGTACACCCTTCCGCTGTTTTGGTTGGTGACGCGGTCCGGCCGCTGATGGCCCGGTGACCCCTTCCGCTCGTTGAGCCGCTTGACCTCGGCGTCCATCTCGTCGCCGAACCCGAGAGCCTTCTTGAGGGTGATCCACTGCTCCCAGGTGGGCACGAGCGCGCCTTTACGCCCGGCCGGGGCGGTCCAGTGGCCGGCCATGCCGTCGAACCCGAACAGCTCGTCGATCTGCCGGTTGGTCCAGCCGGCCGCGTCCCGGGCGGCCGCCAGGAACGCGGTCACCCGGTAGACGTCCGCGCTGTCGTCCCGCACCCAGTCGATCGCCTTGGCCACGTCCAGCGACTTCGGGAAACCCTGGCCGTAGACCCACGCCAGGGCGGGCGCGTCATGGCCGATCAGGTCGGCGATCGTGTCGCGCGCCTCGAACCCGGCGAGCCGGATAGAGATGGCCATCAGGTCCCAGGTGCGGGTCCCGGCGAACACCAGCATGTGCCCGCCCGGCTTGAGCACGCGCATGCACTCGTCCCACACCGCGGGCGGGGGCACGAAGCGGTCCCAGTCGCGGCCCATGAACCCGCCGCGGGCCGCCGGGGTGGCGGCCCGGTCGCCGGACAGCCACGCGGTGATGGTCTCGGCGACCATGCCCGTGGTGATCTCGGCGAGCCCATAGGGCGGGTCGGTGACGATCGCGTCGACGCTGTCGTCGGGGAGGGTGGCGAGCACCTCGGCGGCGTCGCCGTGGTGCAGCGTCACCCCGCCGTGCTCCCAGGCCGGGCCGCTCATGCCGACGCTCCCGCGGTCTGCTGCTGTGCGGCGATCGCGGCCGCGCGGCGGGCGGCCGGGGTCAGGGCGCCGCGGGCTTTGGCGGCGAGCACGGCGCGGCGGGCGGCCGCGCGTGCCTGCTCGGCGGTCATGTGCCCGTCGAGGGGTTCGGCGTCGTCCGGCAGTTCGGGGCGGGCGAGCGCCTCGGCCACGGACCGGTCGTAGGGGCGTGGCCGCCGGGGCGTGGCCGGTTCGGCCGTCTCATCCGCGGCCGCGGGGGTGGGGGTGCAGGCGGTGCAGCGCTCGCCGGTGTCGAGCCGGGTGCCGTCCTCGCACTCCACGGCGGGGCAGTGGCGGGAGCGGCGCACCAGGGCGAGGGCGAACCTCACCGGGTGGCCGATGTCGTCCCCGCCGTTTTGCCGCCAGTACGCAAGGTGGCGGTTGATGCGGGCGGTGAGCTGGGCGGCGGTGCGGTGCTCCAGTTCGGCGCGGATCGCGTCGAGGACCTGGCCCTGTGCCTTGCCGACGCCGATGCGCCTGCGCAGCGGTTCGGGGAGTGCCTGCCACACGACCGCCAGGTCCGAGGCCGGGGCCGGGTGGGGGTTGGTGTCGTTCTCGCTCCCGGGCCGCAGGCCCGCGGGCGCGCCCGCCCTACGGTGCTGTAGTTCGCCTACGGCGGGTAGGGGAGATTCATCGGACGGTTCTATGGACGGTTCATTGGACGGTTCGGGTGCAACGGTTGCACCCCGTTCCTGCACCGGTTGCACCCCGTTGGTGCGCTCGTTGCACCCCGTTCCGCCACGGGGTGCAGCCGTTGCACCCCGTTCGGGGGTGGTGTCCGCCCCCTGCTCGGCGCCGCCGCCGGTCCCGGCCGCGGCCGCGGCGCGGGCGGCCTCCACACGCGCGGTGATCCCCGGACAGGTCCGCTCCAGCGCCTCCAGGTCCCGCGGGGTCAGGTCGTCACGGATCAGCTCCATCGCCAGGTCCCACACCTGGGGGCGGCGGTCCCCCCGCGGGATCTTGGCGGCGACGATGTCCGGGTTGCCGGGGCGGATGATGCCCGCTTCCTCCAGCCGGTCCAGGGCGTAGCGCACCGTCCGCTCCGACAGGCGGGTGTACCGGCAGATGGTGTCGACGCTCGGGTAGGCGTCACGCCCCGCCGGGTCGGCGTGGTTGGCCAGTGCGACGAGCACGAACGCGCACGCAGAGCTCGGCTTGCCGCTCTTGTCGGCGGGGACAGGGGCGAGGTTCAGCGCCCAGGAGATCGCCTCGACGCTCACCGGGCACCCCCCGCCGCGGCACACGAAACGTGGGCAAACCGGGCGGGGATGTGCGGGACACGGCGATAGTGGGGTACGCTCATTGCGTCCTCCTTGAGGCTCTTAGCGGTGTTGAAGGAGGGCATCCGTGCCGGTGTGGGAGCACCGTCACGGACGCGGCGGCGGTCCCGCTCGGGGCCGCCGCTGACGTTTTTCGGTTGTGGCGCAGACTCTACCACGATCGCCCGATATGCCCTGGTGTCCCGAACCAGGCCAGCACGCGGAACGCTGATCATTCGACGCCCCCGTAGATCACCAGCCGCCGCGCGGACCCGTACGGGTTGGCCCGGCGCGGGTCCCACGCCCGCGGGTCGTCATCCGGGCCGGCCAGGTCGGCCAGCCACGTCGCAAGGTCCTCGTCCGCCGGGACCGTGAACAGGTCCGCAGGGCTCATCACGGCCTCCTACACACACGCACACACCGGCCGGGGTGCCGGCGTGGGTGAGTAGGTGAGCAGACGCGGACGTTAGCGTCCAATCGGGGTGAATCCGCAGGTCACGGGCTTAGAGGACGTTAACGCCGCGAGGCGGCATCATCCGCCGCCGTGGGGCAGATCCAGACGGCGACCTACCGGCAACCCGACTCGTCAACCGCGGTTGACGTGCACCGGATCTATTTCAACCGGACCGCGACCAAGGGCAACCGGCTGATCATCGCCGTGTCGAGCTATCAGCCGATCGTGGACACCTCGCCGTCGTGGGACCGCGTGACCTACACCACCAGCGACGGGCACTTCATCGGCATCTTCACCAAGATGTCGCTCGGCACCGAGACCAGCTTTTACGTGCGCCTCGCCGAAGCGTCCCGGGTCTGCCACATGTGGATGTGCGAGCGCGACGACATCCCCGAGCAGGTCACGGGATGGTCCGGCCGCAACTCGGGCACCAAGAGCTTCAGCCTGTCCAAAGCCGGCTACATCGTCGGCGCCTTCCACCACGGTGGGGAATCGGTCCAGTACGCCACGAACTGGCCGTTGAACATGAGCGTGGTGCACCGCGCCACCAACTCATCCAGCAGCGGCTACGACTTCTCCTCCGACTTCGCCGCCGCCTCCCTCAACAGCGGCTCCTACTCGATCAACGCCGCCAATCTGAGCTCGATCGCGCCGGACTACACCTTCAGCTTCGCTGTTTTCACCCGCGACTCCCAGGCCCCGACCAAACCCGGGAACTTCGTCGTGGTCTCCACCGGGTATGGCTCGGCGACCACCCAATGGTCCCCGTCCACCGACAACGTCGGCGTCACCCGGTACACGGTCTACGTCGACGGCGCCCAGGTCGGGCAGACCACCGCCACCACCTACACCTTCTCCGGCCTGCCCTCCGGCCGCCAGATCGAGCTCGGCGTGGCCGCGCACGACGCCGCCGGCAACCGGTCGGCGATCGCCACCACCTATGTTTTCCTCGACGCCACCCCGCCCACCCCGCCGAGCCGGCTGCGCCTGACCGCCATGACCACCACGTCGCTGACGGTGGCGTGGGACCCCGCCCAGGACTCCGGCGGCTACGTCGTCGAGTACGGCGTCTACCTCAACGGCGTCCAGGTCGGCACCCGCCACCCGGGAAACCGCACCTACACCTTCACCGGCCTGGTCACCAATCAGCAGTACGTGATCGAGGTCGACGCGGTCGACGACTCCGGCAACCGCTCCAGCCGGGCGATCCTCCGCGCCACCCCGAAGATCGACACCACCCCGCCGGACCCGCCGGTCATCCGCGTCACCTACCTCGCCGCCGGCCGGATCGACATCGCCTGGGACGAGCCGTTCGACGACACCCAGGTCACCTCCTACAGCGTGTACCGCGGCACCACCAAGGTCGCCGACACCACCGCCCAGTCCTACGAGTTCCGGAACCTCACCCCCGGCGCGCTGTACCAGCTCGGCGTCGAGGCGGTCGACCTGTCCGGGAACCGCTCGGCGCGGGCGGTGCGCTCCATCCGCGCCCAGGCCGACACCACCCCGCCCACCGTGCCCACCGGCCTGCGCGCCGTCGCCATCACCCAGACCAGCATCACCGTGGCGTGGGACGCCTCCACCGACGACAACTCGGGCATCGGCGGATACCGCGTCTACCTCGCCAACGATCTGCTTGCGACCATCCCCAGCCAGGTCTACACGATCACCGGCCTGTCCCCCGGCATCACCTACCGGATCGGGGTTGCCGCGGTCGACCAGGTCGGGAACGCCTCGGCGCGCACCGAAATCACCGTCGCCACCAAACCGGACACCTCGGGCGCCGCACCGCCGTACGAGTTCCAGTTCGTCGACTGGGCGACCGGCGAACCGATCGACTCCCTCCCCTTGCAGAACGTGCAGATCACCCTCGGCCTGGCCGGCTCCAGCCGGATCGAGGCGGAGATCCCGCTGTACGACCCCGAATACACCGTCGGCCGGGTCACCGCCGCCACCCGGCCCGAGCGCACCATGCTCATCATCTACCGCGGTGACCGGTTCATCGCCGGCGGCCGCGTAGTGGACCCGCAGGACTACGACTCCGAGACCGGCATCCTGCGCATCACCGTCGAGGACCCGATCCAGATCTACAGCCGGCGGTTCGTGAAATACACCGGCCTGCGCGAGGCCACGCTCGCCCACGCCGAAGTCGAATGGCTGATCGAGCACAACGCGAGCGCGCGGGACAGAGCCTGGCTCACCTTCGCCGGGGTCACCTCCACCGCAGCGGTGGACCGCGAGTACAAGGCCGAGGATTTCCCGCGCATCCTGGAGCAGGTCAACGCCGTCGCCGAGGGCGAGGGCGGGTTCGACTGGTGGGTCAAACCCTCCTGGGACCCGGTCAACGACCGGCCGCAGTTCCAGTTCCGCCGCGTCTCCCGCGACGACCCGCCGGACACCGGCCTGGTGCTGGAGTACCCGGGCAACGTGCGCGGCTACAAGCTGTCCACGTCGCCGGGGCTGGAGACGGCCACGCACGGCAAGCTCACCGTGGAGGACGGCGGCGTGCTGCTGTCCGCCTACGAGAAATCCGAGCTGCTCGCCGCGGGGTGGCCGCTGATCGAGGAGGCATACCAGTTCGACGGGCTCACCTCACAAGAGGCGCTCGACGCCGAGACCCGCCGTGCCGCCGACGCCGCCGCCGGATCCAAGCACTTGTACGAGTTCACGCTGATGCCGGGCACCGGCGTCAAATGGTGGGACCTGGAGATCGGCGGACGCGCCCGGGTGGTGATCACCGACGCGCGCCATCCGGAGCGGGAGGACGGCGCCCCCGGGCTGGACCGGTACATGACGATCGTGTCCATCCGGATCGTCCCCCAATCAGACCAGGGTGAGCAGGTCGTGATCACCACCGGCGAGTTCACGGTGGACGTCGACTAGGAGGAGACGTGGCCAGGCGGATCGGGAACCTCGCCCAAGGCGACCTGCTCGCGCGGGTGATCGCCCTGGAGGAGCGGGTGGCGGCGCTGGAGCGGAAAACAGCCGGGCAGACCTTCACCCTCGCCCCGGACGGAGTCACCCTCGACCAGAACGCCACCTCCTACGTGCGGCTGCTGTGGGCCGAGATCAGCCGCAGCGGCTCACACCTGCGGGTGGGCGTCGCCCCCGTCTTCTCCGGCGCGTCCTCCATGAGCGTGCAGCTCCGCGCGGCCGGCGCCGAGATCGCCGAGGACACCGTCTCCACCAGCGGGCAGCGGATCACCCTGGCCGGGTTCGTCCCAGAGCAGAACTGGCCATTCGGCGCCACGGCCGTGATCGAGGTCTACGGCCGGCTCAACGGCCCGTCGCAGGGGGCGACCGGCACCCTCGCGTCGTTCGGCGGCGCCCTCACTTGACGCGCTCCCCGGCCTGAAGGCCGGAGCACTGCGGCCGGAACCGGTAGCGTCCCCGCTCCGGAACCACCCACGGGACCCAAACCGCCCTGACCGCGAGCATCACACGCCGCAAGGCCAGCGGTGACAGGGGGATGCGGGATGACCAGCGAGCCGACGACGAGTGAGCTAAGGCGCTGGATGGAGCGACTCGAGGGGAACATCCACGAGCTCAAGGAAGACATCCGCAGGCTCGCCGACGAGGTGGGGCGGGAGGCGCGTACCTCCGCGGTCGCGATCGAGCTGCTGCGTCAACGGCTCGACAACACCGAGCAGCGGGTGGCCGGTCTCGAGCGCCAGTTGCGCGAGCAGGACGGCCGGTTGCGCGTCGTCGAGGCCGACCTCGTCTCCCGGCAGGACGACAGGGACCAAAGCCGCCGCGCCGCCGCGTGGATCTCCGCCGGGATCTCCGCGGCCGGCCTGGCCATCACCATCGTCGTGCAACTGCTCGGTTAAGCACGCCCGCGGGACGTAAACCCCCGGATGCGTCATCCTCCCCCCCGTCAGCCACACAAGGGGGGACCTTTGATGGTGCACCGCAACCCTGAAACCGCCTCCGCGGCGCTCCGGCGCCTTTGGCGGTCGATCCAGCAGAACCTCTTGGCGGTGATGCTGGTCGCCGCCGCCCCGGCCGCCGCCGGCGTGGCCGGCGCGGACCTGGGCACCGTCGCGGTGGTCGGCGGGCAGGCCGCGGCCGCCGCCGGACTGGCCTACATCCACAACTTGATCCGGCCGGGTGTGAAGCTTCCGGAGATCCCGGCGCGCGCCGGCCGCACCCTGTTCCAGAACATCATCGGCGGTGTCCTGGTCGCCGCGATCACGGCCGCGGCCGAGGCCGCGCCCGGCGGCGACCTGCGGCAGATGGGGTGGATGGCCGCCCAGGCCGCGGCCGCCACGGTGATCGCCTACCTGTACAACCTCGTCCGGCCGCTCAAGACGGATGACGGGGACGCCTCCACTCCCGTCTAGGTTTGTGTCATCATGAAGACGAAGCCCAGCCGCTCCAGGGGCGTACGACCTTTGGCGGTGGCATGGTGTCTTCCAATGAGGGAGGGCGGTTAAAGGCCGGTCCGACCGGGGGCGGATCCCTCACGGGTCGCCTTCGGGTGCCAGCCGCCCCGGGAAAGGCCCGCTCGTGCGGGCCTTTCGCCGTTTCCGGGTCAGGCACGCCGGGCCGACGCCCACTCCGAGATCTGCCGCGCCACCACCGCGGGGTCCGCGTCCTGATACCGCGACTCGCGCGGGCAGGTGCGCCGCATCACCTCCCACACCGCGTCCGGATCGGACGCCAGGTGGGAGAGATCACAGTGCCGGTAGGCGGACACCACCGACTCCTCGTCAAACCTGAGGACGTCCGCGATGTCCTTCCAGGACGCGCCGGCGAGCAGCGCGTAGGTGATGGCGCGGAGCACCCCCTCGGCGATGATCTGGCGCGTCCGCATGATCGTTCGCAGCGGCGCGGTGGGGTCCTGCCGGTGGCTGTCCGCGCGGGCGAGGAACTCGGCCACCGTGGCCGGCTGGTCAACCTCACCGGTGGCCACGCGGGTGAGGAGATCGGCGGCGGTTGCCGCCGCCTGCGATACACCTACACGGGCGACGTCAGCAGCGCTCAGGTCACACACGGCTGTCTCTCCGGGGCGGTCGGAGGTCAGTTCAGCCTAACCGATACCCACCGCCGAAACAGCGATGTATACTTTTAGACGTTAACTGCCGTGGTGTCTACGGTGCCCGGCAGTCCGTGGGAATCGGACTACCCACCCTTTTGGAGGACACCTTGACTGCTGCCGTTGCGCAGGAGTACCAGCCTCTCCGGCCCCCGGGTCTCAAGTTGCGCGAGCCCACCGGCCGCCCGCCGTACCCGATGGTCCTGCTGGAAGGAGAAGAGAAGGCCGGTAAGTCCACCGAGGCGATCAGGCTGAGCGCCAGCAAGCGCATCGGCCAAACCTTCCTGATCGGGTTCGGGGAACCGCACATCGACGAGTACAAGAACATCCCCGGCGCCCGGTACGAGCTCGTCGACCACAACGGCACGTACGCGGACCTGATGCAGCAGATCGAGTACGTGCGCATGGTCGCCGAGCACGCTAACGCGCACAACCAACCGCCTGTGCTGGTGATCATCGACTCGATGGTCTACGTCTGGGACCTGCTTAAGAGATGGACGTATGAACGTGCCAAGCGGAGCAGGGACGGCCGGGAGAAGCTCGCCCGCGACCCGGACGCCGAGATCAACCCGGGCCGCAACCTGTGGAACGACGCCAACCAGCGGCACGCGAACTTCATCACGGCGCTGCGCCGCATCCCCGGCATCATCGTGCTGACCGGCCGCGGCAAGTGGGTCAGCGCGACCGACCCGCGCACCGGGCAGCCCATCCAGGGCGTGAAGGAATACACCCTCGAAACCCACAAAGACCTCGGGTTCCTGGTCACGTGCTGGGTCCGGATGTACCGGGAGCGGCCCGCCCAGCTCGTCGGCCTCACCTCGGCAAACCCCCGGATCGCCCGCCGCCCCGGCCAGCCTCCGATGAACCTGCCGGAGGACTGGACGCTCGAATGGCTGATCTTCGAGTACATGGGGATCGACCCGGCCACCGCCCAGGTGCCCGACGTCGTCATGCCGAACCCGGACCGCTCACCGGAGGCGATCCGCCAGGAAGTCTTGAACCCGCAAACTTCATACGAGCGGCTCGCCGAGCTGAGAGCCGAGGCCGCCCCGTTCTTCGGGGTCATCGTCCCCGACGAACGCGGCCAGGACATCACCCTCGGCGACCTGATCAGCCGGGTTATGCAGAGACGCGCCGTCTCCGACCCGAAGGTCGTCAATGAGCTGACCACCGCGATCGAGGTGGCGGCCACGGTCGCCGACCTCAACGCGGCCAAGGCCAAGACCATCGAGGCGATCAACAGAGGGCAGGTGTCCCACAAGGACAAGGTTCGCCTCGGCGCGCTCTTCAACTCC